GCCTGATCGCATCCCTTATTACTGAAATCGCTATGCCCTGCCCCTGCGAGGGCGGCCCGCTTCGCATCTGCGGGACCGGGCCGGACGGCGCACCTGCGGAGGTGCGCATCCTGGGCGGCGGCGTGTATGAAATCGAAGGGCCAACGGCTGAAACCGTTGCTATTATCCGCGAAAGAAGGTGCCTGTATTGAGCGAGCGCAAAGACCAGGAGCTGACGATCATCACGAAGGCCAGAGACCTGGTGGACGAGACCATGAGCCGGACGAAGAAGTTCGACAAACGGCTTCGCTTCACGCTATCCAACCGGATTGACGAGAAGGCGCTGGACGTTCTGGAGACCATCGTGGAAGCAAACGAGATCAACCCCACCATCGAAACCGACCCGCGACGGCGCGCCAACCTGTGCATGGCGCGCTTCGACCTGCAAACGTCTGCACTGACAGGCTGCAAGATGCTGCTGATCTTCCTGGACATCGCAAAGAACCACGGGCAGATCGACAACCGCGCCTGCGAGTTCTGGACGAAGCGGGTGCTGGACGTGAAGTACATGACGGCGGCCTGGAGGAAGAAAGACGCCGCGCGATTCAGATAGAGACCCGCAAAACCGAAAGGGTAGGCTTTATATGCACTGGAACTGGCGGCTGCGGTCCCCGAACTCTGGCAACGCGAACAACGTTCGCAACGTCAACACGGACGGCAGCGAGAACAACAACAACGCGTACAACGGCAACGTCGGCGTCCTGCCGCTTCGATGGATTTACCGAGACCGAGTAGCCCGTGCGGCGAAAGCAGAGGCCCATCATCAAAGGAAAGCCTATCCTATCCAACGGAAGGAGGATAAACACATAGCACCGACGCCTGGCACCACGCAGCTGCGCGGCGCTGGGCTGCCAGCGGTGCTTCACCACTATGGGCAAAGACTACGAAAAAATATGTGAATGGGGAAACCTGTACGACGCGTATCTGAAAGCGCGCCGCGGCAAGCGGTGGAAGAACAGCGTCGCCAAGGTGGAAGCGTCGGCGCTGGAAGCCGTCGCGCTGATCCAGCGAGAATTGCAGACCAAGACCTACCGGCCGGGCGGCTATCGCGCGTTCTACGTCTACGAGCCGAAGCGCCGCCTGATCCAGACGAACAGCTTCAAGGACAAAATCGTCCAGCACGCCTTCTGTGATCAGGTCCTGTATGACGCGCTGACCAAGCCCTTCATCCTGGACAACTACGGCAGCCAGGTGGGCAAAGGCACGCACTTCGGGCTGAATCGGCTGCGCGACTTCATGCGTGAATACTACCGCAAAAACGGCTTTTCTGCTGACGGCTGGGTACTGAAAGCGGACGTCCGCCACTACTTCCAATCCATCCGGCCCGACGTGCTGAAAAAGGACGTTGCGAAGTATCTGCACGATCCTGACTGTCTGACGCTTGCCTACCAGATCATTGACAGCGCGCCGGACCCGCTGGGCATCCCCATCGGGAATCAATCGTCCCAAATCTTTGCGCTGCTATATCTGAATCAGCTGGATCACCTCTGCAAAGAGCAGCTGCGCTTCCGGTATTACGGCCGATATATGGACGACTTCTACATCATCTGTGAGAGCAAGGAACGGCTGCAGGAGGCCCTGGTGGTGATCCGGCAGCACCTGGCCGAGCGCGGGCTGGAGCTGAATAAAAAGACAAACATCTTCCCGCTGCGCAACGGTCTGGACTTCCTGGGCTTCCACACCTACATCGACGACGCCGGGCGTGTGATCCGCAAGGTGCGCAAATCCAGCAGGGACCGCATGAAGCGGAAACTGCGAAAGTATGCCGCGCTTTACCAGCGCGGCGAGATCGACCGCGAGAAGATCGCGGAGAGCTACACCAGCTGGCGCGCCCATGCCCTGCACGGGGATTGCAGGCAGCTGGTGGCGAAATACGATCAGCAATTCCTATCAATATTTGAAAGGAGACCCGAACATGTCCAAGAAGATCAACACTCTGGCCGTGGGTGCTAAGGTACGCGACCCGCTGTCGAAGTATTACGGCGTCCCCGTGGGCTTCCAGATCGCGGACAAAAATCACGCGGGCTATCCCGCGAACAGCACAACGCTGGCTGCGGAAAAGATTCTGTGTTTGAAGCCGTTCGACGCAATGGAGAGCGGCGGCAACAGTAACCGGCAGAGCTACGGCAACAACCGCTACAGCCTGGCGAATCTCCGTCAGTGGCTGAACAAATCCGGCACCAACTGGTACCAGGCGCAGCACAGCTACGACCGCGCGCCTGGCTCCAGCTACGTCTGGAACAACGTCAACCCCTATGACACCGAGGCGGGCTTCAAGACCGGCTTTTCTCCGCAGTTCCTGGCCGCGATCCTGCCGACCACGCTGACCGTGGCGAAGCCCACGACAGACGGCGGCGGCAGCGAGACCGTGACCGACGACTTCTTCCTGCCGTCCAAGCAGGAAGTGGGCCTCGGCTCTGAGAACGGCATCGCCGAGGGATCGCTTCTGGCGCTGTTCAACAGCAACAACAGCTCCCGCCTGCGCACCTGCACGCCGCAGGCCATCGCAAACAGCAACTATAGCAGCAACCCCAGCAGCGCGGCCAACTGGTTCTGGCGGCTGCGGTCCCCGTACTCTGGCGTCGCGCACGACGTTCGCCACGTCAGCGCGGACGGCAGCGAGAGCCACAACCTCGCGTACGTCGGCTACGTCGGCGTCCTGCCGCTTTGTAATCTGTCCTCTGATACCTTGGTATCTGATGAGCCTGACTCCGAAGGCTACTACACGATTCAGTGGAATCAGGCCCCGACTACGCCCCCTGGCATCACCGTGCCGGATAGCGTAAAGAGCGGGAAAGACGCAGCGATCAGCTGGGCGGCGTCCACCGATCCGGAAGGCGACGCCATCACCTACCAGCTGGACCGCTGGAGCAACAACACGAACGCATGGACCACGATCTACACCGGCAGCAATACCAGCTTTACCGACACCGGCATCACCACGGCGATGGACAGCGTGCAGTGGCGCGTCCGCGCGAAGGATAGCAAGGACGCATACAGCGCCTACACGACGAGCCAGGTAAAGACCGTAACGCACAACGCCGACCCGACCGTTTCCGGAGCCGACGCCAACCTGGGCGCGGTGACGTCGCCCCCGTCCAGAGCCTACACCGTGGGCGATGTGGACGACGGCGACACCCTGACCATTGTGGAGGCACTGGACGGCAGCGAGGTGCGCACTATTGAGGACGCGGAGCGCGGGAAGACCTACACCTTCGGCCTGACGGCCGCACAGTTCGCGGCGCTGGCCGCTGGCGAACACAGCATGACGATCACCGTCACCGACAGCGCAGGAAACAGCGCGACGCGCGTCGTGACCTTCTCCCGCAGCATCACGATGATCAGCGTGCAGCGCGACGCCATCGAGACGGACGCCATGGCCGAAAAGATTCTTATTTCCGTGCGCTTCCTGGGCGCGGAGAACAATTTGACCGTGGAGGCGTGCAACAACGCGAAGGACGCCACCCCGACGTGGGAGACCGTCACCCCTGGCCGCAAGCACCTGTTCACGAATAAGACGAAGACGGCAACGAAGTGGGCCGTGGGCGTCCGCGTGAAGCTGACGAAGACGAACACCAGCGACACCATCGCGCTATACGGCGTAAGCGGCTCTTACCTGTAAGGAGGGAAAAGCATGAATTTGACAGCAGCCAGAGAACTGAACAAGCAGGAAGAAGCGCAGCAGCAGCTGCATCTGTGGGCGGCAATTTTAGCCGCCCACGACGCGCTGATCGCAGGCGGCCTGACCGGCCTTCCTGCGGTCCATGTCGAACGCGCAAAGGCGGCGCTGCTTCGCGCCGGAGATAAGGACGCGGGCGACTACACAGACACGGAACTGCGCGCGATCACTGTCACAAGCGGCGCACGCGTCTGGTCTGAGATCGACGACGGCGACCCGATCTTCCGCAACGAAGCCGTAGTCGGCAGCAACGGCGACCTTTACATCACCACGCAGCAACACCACAAGCGCAGCGACCTTCTACCCGGCAGTACGGCGGCCAGGACGCTGTTCCGCCTGCTTCGCACAGAGCCGGAGGACGGCACCGTGCTGGACTTCGTGTGGGGCGAGTTGGTCCCCTATGGTGCGAAGCGCAGAGACCCGCAGGACGGCAAGGTCTACACGCCGATCCACGAGCAGGGCGTCACGCTCTACGAGCCGCATTATCCGCATCTGGTGCCGTCTGAGTACAAGCTGGTCGAGGGCAGCGACGACGGAGACGGCGGCGATGATACTGTGCCGCGCTGGGCCGATCTGGAGGACGGCCACACCTTCAACGTCGGCGACAGATTCAGCGACTACGGCAAGACCTACGAAGTGCTTCGACAATTCTTCAAAGCGGACAGTTACCGCCCGCCCGCTCTGATCGGGGACTTCTACCAGCTGGCGGAGTAAGGAGGAAAGCATGAACATTAAAGGCATCGACGTGTCTGTATGGCAGGGCAAGAAAGTCAAGGCAAGCGGCATCGTGTTCGCCATGATCCGCGTCGGCTATGGCAGCAGCCAGGGCAACGACTGCAAAATGGACACCTATTTCAAGGCCAACGTGGAGGGCGCACTGGCCGCGGGCGTAGAGGTGGGCATCTACTTCTATAGCTACGCAAAAAGCGCCCAGGCGGCCGCCAAGGAGGCGGCGTGGGTAGTGGAGCAGATCGCCCCGTATAAGGGCCGCATCCTGTACCCCATCGCCTACGATCTGGAGGATAGCAAGCAGGCAGGGCTGGGGCGCGATGTGCTGACCGCTATGGTGACGGCCTTCTGCACGACCATCGAAGCTGCGGGCTATTATGCGTCGTTCTACTGCAACACCAACTGGTGCAAGAACATGCTGAACATGGACGACCTGAAAGGCTTCGACCTGTGGCTGGCACAGTGGGCCAGCCAGCCGACGACGGCCTACAGCTTCGGCATGTGGCAGCGCAGCAGCTCTGGCAGCATTGCAGGCATCAACGGGCGCGTCGATCTGGACATCGCGTACAAGGACTATGCGGCCATTATCAAGCGCGCAGGGCTGAACGGGCACAAGGAGGCTGCACAGCCCGCAAAGGAGCCGGAGAAGCCCACACAGCCCGCGGAAACGCCTGATGTGAACGACACCCGCAAGAAGATCGTCCAGAAGGCCATCGGCGAGCTGGGCGTGTGCGAGCCGACCGGCGACGACAAGTATATCCAGTGGTACAACACGGAGGTCCTGAAAACATGGG